TGATGGCGATCATCTGCTCGTACCTCTCCGCCGGCGGAGAGGTACGAGCAGATGATCGCCATCACCGAGTGCGAGCTGGCGGACGAGCTGAAGCTCATCCGAATGGCAGGCGAGGCCGTGGCGAACAACCTCAGCGCGTCAGGATCCGGAGCTGGTGCCGTCGCGGGAGACGTGGCGAGCATCACCTCCGGCGAGGAGTCGATCAGCTACAGCAGCAGCGGCGCGATCAGCGCCGGAAGGGCTGCCTACGTTCAGGCGGCAACCGATCCGGCGGCACGTGAGCGCCTGCTGTATGCCATCATCTTGCGGGATCTTTCCGGCGTGCCGGATGCTCGCGGCATTAATCTGACCTACAAGGGGGTGTGAAGATGATCCTGGACAATGGCGCGGTGACGATCTTTAACCGCGTAACTAACGGAAGTGGAACCTCGTTTTATGCGAGATCTATCGCGTCTGCCCACGTCATCAGCCACCGCCAGAACGGCCAGAGCACCCGCGGGCTCACTCCAGGGAGCGAGATCAATATCAACATTGACTGCACGGCCGAGCCGGTGCAGATCGGTGCGTATCGATACATCGATCCGGAGGGATGGGCAGCACTCGGAGATAAAACGGGATACATCACCCTGCAGCCAGGCCAAGACCTGATCATGGTCGGAGTCTGGGACGGGGAGGAAGTCATCGACAGCGGAGAATATTCGCGCGGTGGCTTCCCGGATTATCTTCGGCGGAACTACGCGGGGGTCTACAACCTCGCTAAGGCTTCGGGCCCGTTTAGCCTGATCCCTCACGTGGAACTGGAGGGCAACTAATGGCAACGCTAAGCATAGCAGAGCAGGAGCGGATCACCCCGGCCTTGATCGCAATACTCAACGAGTACCCCGATCTGGAGGGCGAGACGGTCAGGCTCGCGGATAACACGCAGACCGATGGCATCGTTCTATATCCCACAGCCGGCGCCGTGATCGTGGCGCAGCGCGAAGACATTCTCGGCGGGATCGAGCAGACCTGCAGATATCCCGCTACCTTGATTTACAAAGTGTCGAAAGACTCACCGGCAAACCGTGAAGAAATCAAGGAGTTTTTGGACGCGATGGGCGCATGGCTGGAGAGGCTTGAGGTCGCGGAGACAATATCCAACATCACGTCCGGAGCCATCAGCCGAACCAGCCCTGCGTTCGTCGATTCGGTCGACGATGCGGGCACGGAATACTGGCGCCTGGATATAGAACTCGATTACACGAACAAACGATTCGAAAGGAGCTAAACAATGGCTTTTACGATTGCATCCGGTGAAGCAAAAAGAAAGGACTTGATCGCCTTTTATATCACCGATCCGACCAAGGCCGAGGCCCTCACCTTCGCTGTGGAAGACCTGGAGCCGATCGGCAAGGGCATCGAAGATATGCCCATCCAGATGAACGCCCAGAGCGAAGAGGGTCAGGATGTCCTTGGCAACTCTTACCACGACGTCACGGGCTACCAGCCGACCATGCAGGTGACGCCGCTCAAGCAGAACGGCGACAGCAAGCTGGCGACCTGGGTAGACACGGCGGTGGAAGAGGAATACACCCTCGACCAGCTCGTGATCCCGATCCTGATCGTCAAGAAGTACAAGAGCGAAGGAAGCGACAACGCCGTAAGCTATCGCGCATGGGTGCAGAACTGCACCGTCGACCTGGAATCCTTCGCGGATGGCCTCCGCGGTGTCGCGTCTTCCATGACGCTGAACTTCACCGGCGAGCGCAAGCTCGGCAAGGTTCTGGCAACCACGATGGCGTTCACGGCTGACACCTGAGAACAGCAATAGGAGGCTGAATCATGGCTATTGTATTTAACTCGAAATATGTCAGAGAACCGATCACCGACAGCGAAGGCACGCAGCTGGGTGTTGCGATCTACAACCCCAAGGACGCAGGCATCGCCGATCGCTATCTCAAATATCTGCCGCTGCTTGAGGAGATCAAGAGGGACGCGGACGATGGCAGGATCAGCACCCCGGAAGGGATGCAGGAGGTCTTCGCAAAGTGCCGCGAGTTCGCCGACATGGTCTTCGCGCCGGGCTTTTATGATAGCGCCTTTTCTCATGTTTCCCCGCTCGCAGTGGGCGAGGACGGCTCGATCTTTTACGTCGACGTCATTCAGGCGATCGTCGAGAAGATCACGGCGGAGGCGAAGAGATCCGCGTCGGCTAAGGCCAAATATCTGCAGGCATGAGCGCGAACCGCTGGAAGTTGCCAACATCGCTCCGCGTAGGTCAAAAAGATAGACCGATACGGAGCGATTTTGCTAACTGCCTCGAATGCATGGTCGCCTTGCAGGATCCGGAGCTCGACGAGGTCGACCGTGCGGACGTGTGCTGCCGGCTGATCTACGGAAACGAGCAGGCAGAGGAGTTATACGCGGAAGGGCTGACCGACGAGGCCATCCGCCGCGCGTTTGAGTTCCTCGGGCGGTCTAACGGGCCCGCTGAGCCGGATCCGGACGCGCCGGATCTTCCGGAGCTCGTGCACTGGGAGACGGACGCGCCGCTGATCTTCGACGCGATCAACAAGGGACGGCAAACGGACATCCGCGAAACCGATCTGCACTGGTGGACATTCCTCGGGCTCTATATGGAGATAGGGCAGAGCCTCTTCGCGACCGTGCTAAACCTTCGCCAGAAGCTCGCGAGGGGCACCAAGCTGGATAAGGAGGAGCGGCGCTTCCTGAACGAAAACCCGCACCTCTTCCCGGAATCCGGCGGACTCAGCAAGGCCGACGAGGAGGAGATCCTCGCAATGCTCGGGCGATCGGCTAAGGAGAACGAATGAGCCTTTATAACCTCTCGGACGTGTCCGCGACCTACAACGGCAAGAACTGCAAAGCCGAGACGCGCATCAACATGGGCCGGATAAGTCAGAACCTGAACCGGGCGCAGTATGTGCTCGACTCGCAGGTCATGACCGACATGGTTCCATTTATGCCGCGCGTCACGGGGCAGTTTATCGCCCGCACCATCACACTGTCGCAGAGCATCGCCGGAACTGGCGAGGTCGTGGCAGCTGCCGGGCCCTATGGCCGTTTTTTGTATCACGGCAAGGTCATGGTCGGAGTCACGAGCGGGAGCCCGTGGGCAATGCTCGGCGAGAAAAAGGTCGTCACGGATCGGAACCTGACATTTCAGTCCCCGACAGCCACGCCGCAGTGGTTCCAGGTCGCGAAAGGTCGATACCTTCAGCGCTGGATCCAGGCAGCCGCGGGAGTAATGGGAGAATGACATGGCAGCATATGACGGCGAGATAAGGATCGGCACCAAATTTGACCTTGAAGGCATCGAAGCCGCCGAAAAGGAGTCCGCAGGCGCGGGGGAGTCGATCGGAAAGAGTTTAGACAGAGGCTTCGAAGAGGGAAAGAAGAGCGCCCAGAACTTCGGCAGCATCGCGAAGACGGTAGCGAGCGGAGTAAAAAAGGCCTTCGAGGCTGCCATCGGGGTGATCACCGCGGCAGCGTCCGCAGTCGCCGGCGTGGCGGCTGTCGGGATCAAGTACAACAGCGAGATGGAGGATTATCTGACTAACTTCTCCGTATTGCTCGGCGGAGTCGAGGAAGCGGAAAAGCACGTCGGAAATCTTCGGGAGATGGCAGCGTCCACGCCCTACCAGCTCGGTGATCTGGCAGCCGTCACCCAGATGCTGATCCAGTACGGATCCAGCGCGGAGGACGCGGAAGAGTCTCTGCAGGTGCTCGGCGATATCGCGCAGGGATCCTCGCAGAAGATGCAGTCGATCGGCCTCGCGTATGCCCAGATGTCCGCGGCGGGCAAAGTCTCGATGCAGGACGTCAAGCAGATGATCAACGCCGGGTTCAACCCGCTGGCAGCAGTCGCCAAGATGACCGGCGAGAGCCTCGCAGAGGTCACGGCGCGCCAGGAAGACGGAACCCTCAGCGTTCAGGAGATCACCGCGGCCATGAAGGCAGCGACCGAGCAGGGCGGCCAGTTCTATCAGTCGATGGAGAAGGCCAGCCAGACGGTCAGCGGTCAGCTGTCCACCCTCAAGGATAACGCGCGGGCATTAGCGGGCCAGATGGCCGAGGGGCTGTCCTCGGAGATCGGCTCCAAGCTGCTGCCGTCGATCAACAAGGCGATCGACGAGATCTCGGCATCCTTCGAAAAGGGCGGATTTGACGCCGCAAGCCTGACCGCCGGCTCCTTCGTGTCTAAGTTCATCACCGACATGGCCAAGCAGGCCCCGAAGGTGATCAAGACGGGAGTCAAGGTTCTGGAGTCGGTCATCAAAGGGCTGACGGACAACGCCGGAGAGATCGCAGGGGCGTGCGTTGATATCGCGAAGGCCTTCGCGGAAGGGATCGGCGACATCTTGCCGGTGATCTACGACGCGGGCAAGCAGGTATTAATCGAGTTCACGCGGGCGCTGCTGGGTAAGGAAATGGCAAGCAAGCTCGAGCAGACGATCGGGAAGATCGAGCAGGCCTTCCGGACGATCTGGGAGGCGCTGAGCCCCGTCATTGAGTCTCTGGAGCGATCGCTCGCGCCGGTGCTGGATCTGGTGCTCAACCTCATCGGATCCGCGGCGGATATGATAACGAGCTTCGCGCCCTTGCTGAACACGCTCGGCGGGATCCTCTCGCTCGTGGCCGATCTGGTCGGATGGCTCGCCGAAGGGCTCGCCAAGCTGACCGAGAACGGCGTCGCGGCTTCGGTCATGGCGACCGCACTCTTCGGGGCGTGGGGCCTCGGTGCCGTCGCGCTCAATGAGCTGCTGGGGCTGATGACCAAGACAGAGCACAGCACCCACGCGATGACGGAAGAGCAGGCGGAGCTGGTTAATTCAACCAAGGATCTGATCGCTGCACAGGACGAGAGGCACCAGCAGGCGGCAGACCTCGCAGATGATCGGCAGGCAGAGATCAAGGGCGCGTCCGATCTATGGGCGGAGCTGCAGCGGTGCACCGATGAGAACGGAAACATCCTCCAGGGCTACGAAGAGCGCGCGGAGTTTATCGCCGGCGAGCTGTCGGCAGCCCTCGGCATCGAAATAAGCATCGTTGACGGCCAGATCCAGAGGTATGGAACCCTCAAGCAGTCGATCGAGGAGGTCATCGCCGCGAAGCGCCTCGAAATCACCTTAGACGCTTATAAAGATGACTACATCGAGACGCTGAAAGAGCAGAACGATCTGCAGGATAGATACGCCCAACTGACCAACGACGCCGCAGCGGCAGAAGCGGAATATACCGAGATAGCAAACGACGCCTATCTGGTGCAGGAGTCGCTGCAGAACGGGACGAACGACTACATCAAGATACTGGACAAGTACAACGGCAGCCAGTACGAGCTGCAGATGGCCCTCGCGGACGCTGCCGCGAAGAGCGACGAGCTGCACTTTGCGCAGCTTCAGCTCGGCGACCAGATCGCAGAAAATGAAACATTCATAGCCAACTACGAAACCGCCCTCGGCGCGACGACCGGGTCGGTCGAAGAAATGACCGCCGCGCAGTACGCCCTCAGAAACGGCATGAAGACGGCCACCACCGCCACCCGCGAAGAGCTGCAGGCGCAGCTGACCGAGTACGCCAAGAAGTACGAGGAGATGCGGAAGACGGTCGAGAGCGGATCCGGAGAGATCACGCAGGCGCAGCTCGACGAAATGGCCGCGATGGTTCAGGCCGCCAAGGCCGAACTCGACAAGTTCGACGCCCAGTTCGGCACCTCAATGGATCAGACGGTCGAGACGATCAACACGATCGACTACGAGAGCCCGATCCGGGACAAGATCGACGACACGGCAGCAGCCGCGGCCGATCTGGCGAAAGCGGTCAAGGACAATATCGGAGCCGTTGACGCTTACACATCCGGAGCCAACACGGCGCAGGGATACATCGACGGCATGAACTCGAAGAAGGCGGCGGTCGCCTCGGCGGCCTACGCGATCGGCGCGGTCTCGGTCGATAACCTGAACAAGGCGACCAGACAGCACTCACCCTCGCGAGCAACGAGGGAGAGCGGCGTCAACTTCGACCTCGGCTACATCGGCGGCATGGAGTCGCTCAAGACTAAGGTCGAGAGAGCGGCCCGGTCGATCGGCGCGGCATCCCTCGGCGGACTGAACAGCATCAACCCGACGCGGGCGATCCCGCCGGTGCCTCGCTTGGCATCCGGAGCGGTCATCCCGCCAAACGCGCCATATCTGGCGGTCGTGGGTGATCAGAAGCGCGGCACCAACGTGGAGACGCCTCTCGATACGATCAAGCAGGCGGTGGCCGAAGTGATGGGAAGCGGTGGCAACGGATCCCCGAACATCATCCGCGTGTATTTGTCAGGCCGTCAGATTTACGAGGCGGTGCTCGACGAAGACAAGCGCGAGCAGATCAGCACGGGCCGGAGCGGCTTCGCGACGGCGTAAGGAGAGAACATGGCGAGTTTATATCAGATCGGCGGGGTGGACATCCGCGCCCCGCTATCCTGGCAGCTTACACGGCAGCCGGTCACGACTCCATACAGCGACCAGCAGACCCTCGACGGCTCGATCCATCGCTCGCTGCTTGGCTGGCGGGACACCTTCGCGGTGTCCTTCCCGCCACTGACGGACGAGGAGCTATGGACGATCGAAACGATGATATCCTGCAGCTATTCAGAATGGCTTTACCCGTCCGAAGAGGAAGGCGGCGCGAGTAGGCAGGTCTTCACCGTGTCCAAATACACGGCCCCGCTGGCGGTCGTCCGCTCGGACGGCGTCAAACTCTGGCGCGGGCTGTCGTTCACGCTCACGGGGGTGAACATTCATGCGTAATCTGACCACGTGGGAGATCGCCGCCCAGAAGGCGGACAACCGGCAGGTCTGCCGCGTCTCGGTCGGCCTCAGCGATGGGACGACCCTCGAACTGACGGGCGCGGACATTATCTCGATAAACGGAACCGGCACGGCGCTGAGCGGTGACAACTTCGCACCCGGCGCGGTGTGCGCGTCCACGATCGAGATCGTGATCAACAACATCGAGCACACCTTTGACGGCGTCGAGTGGGGCGGCGCGGAGTTCGTCCCATATCTTGCGGTGCAGCCGATCGACGACAACCCGGTCGTCTGGTGGCAGCTGCCGACCTACACGTCGATCGACCCGGTGGAGGAAAACAGCGAGCTGCTGAGGATCATCGCATACGATGGCATTTACAAGCTCGCCACCACCTACGACGGCGGGCTGACCTTCCCAGCCACCTGTCGCCAGATCGTGAACTATTGCGCGGCGGCGTGCCGGCTCACGGTCGACTCGGCGGCGTTCGCAAATGAGGGCTACACCGTCGCAGAACTGAGGGACGCCTCCGGCGGTGAACTGACATATCAGCAGATCATGGCGTGGGTGATGCAGATAACTTGCAATTATGCCTATATGAAGCCGAACGGCGTCCTGTCCTTCCGGTGGTTTAACGCCATCGGGGATCCTGATCACACGATCGGGCCCGGCTCGGTGTATTCGTTCCGAAAGTCCGTCAAACCGGTGACCATCACCGGCTCGAAGGTTAAGGCAATGGGCACGCTCGAGGATTACGGAGAGACCTATCTCGTCGGATCCGAGGGCTACGTCATCGAACTGGACGAAAACCCGCTTGTTTTAGAGGGATCCGCCCAGACCGTCGCGGAGTTTATGGCCGCCGGGCTGAACGGGCGAACCTTCCAACCGATGCAGGTGTCCATCCGTCCGGATCTTGCATTCGAGGTCGGCGACACCTTCGCCGTGACGCGCGCAGCGATCAACCAGAGCGGAGCCCCGCTCGTCGGATATGTTACCGGGCTGAGCTGGTCATTAAACGGCCTAACGCGCGTAGAATGCCGCGCGAATGACGAGATAGTCCAGAGCCTCAAGACCTTTTCTCAGAACATTTCTGCGGCCATCAGGGCAGCCAAATACGTCGACGAAAAGGTGAATGGAGTCGACCAGGCGATGGAGTACGTCAACGGACTGGCGGCTAACACTTTAGGATTCTACACGACCACAGAAGAGGTGGCGGGCGGCGGCACGATCCAGTACTGGCACGACCGGCCCGATCTGGAGCAGTCGACCTACGTGTATAAGCTCGGCGCGGACGGCTTCTTCGTTTCGTCGGACGGCGGCGCAACTTACACCGCCGGATTCGACGGAAACGGCAACGTGGTGACAAACATCCTCGCAGCGATCGGCATAAAGGCCGAGTGGCTGGATATCGACGGCACAATAAACCGGATCAATGCCGACGGCACGACATCGATCGACAGCGCGAGGGTCACCGTCGACGGGACAGGGCTCCAGACGGTGATCAGCGAACTGAGCGACGGGGTCACATCCAACACGGCCATGATCCAGGACGCTAACGCCATCACGGCGCAGATCAGCTCGACGGTTGAGGGCATCGAAGGACGCACGGCCGAGAACGAGGGCGCGATCGAGACGCTGCAGACATGGATCACGGCGAACGCCGAAGGTCTGAGCATCGCAAAAAGCAACAGCACCCTGACGAGTAAGTTCACCAACGAGTCGCTGCAGTTCCTGGACGATGGCACGGTCGTGGCCTACATCAACAACAAGCAGTTTTATATCAGCGCCGGCGAGATCACCGACAAGCTGACATTCAGACACGGCACCGGCGGCACCCAATCGGCATACTGGGCGATGAACGCGGCGGGTCATATGATCTTAAAGAAAGGCAGCTAAAACATGGCAGCAAAGCAAGGAATATCCACAAGCCTCGGCTCGGTGTTGATTCATGGATACACCGCCGCCGGTGTTTTTTATGAGCCTTATCTCACTGAGACATACGACGAGGCCACGAACACTTCGACCCTGTCGATCGCTCACCGTATCCGCATCATGGAGGAGTGGGGCGGTCAGTACATCATCCCGAACTCAACGCCGATTTACATCACGATCGACGGCACGACGACCACCTTCACGCCTGGCAACTACGGAAGCGTCTATCCGACAAACCAAGCGGTGACGGTCGCCACGACGACCCAGAACGTGACGCACAACTCCGACGGAACTAAGACGATTACGATCTCGTGCCGCTGGAACAATAGCTCGGCTCAGTATCAGGGCGCGACCTCTTCCAAGACCGTCAAGCTGACCACGATCCCGCGCGCGTCCTCGATGAGTTTCAACACCTCGCAGACGATGGGCACGGCCTACACCTTCACCATCTCGCGCGCGTCCTCGAGCTTCTCGCATTGGATCACATGGTCGTTCGGCGGTTCATCGGGTACGGCTGTATATAAGACCTCATCCACGACCCCGAGCTTCACGCCGGCCATATCTACATTTGCGCCATTGCTGACAAACGCGACCTCGGCAACGATCACGTACAACCTGGACACGTACTCAGGCGATACATTCATCGGCCGAAAGT